ATGGATCATCTTGGTCTTGACTATGAAATATAACAATATCATTAAGATTAAGTCCACTAAAAGGTTGACCAAATGCAGTAATACTAGTACCGTCGGCAATTACCTCATCAATATTTGGTATAAGATGTTGCTCTAAAAATGCATTTGCAATAAAATCTTCAGTATAAGGAGAAGATGCTGTTTGTTTTACTGTTAAAATATTATTTGCGTTATAAGTCCTAACATCTGTAATATATCTTGGGTATACTGTATTACCATTAATACTTATAGCTTCTCCTTTAATAAAAGTACCAGAAGATTGTCTCAAAGAAATATTAGTACTAGAACCTCCAACTTGAGTTGCAAATCCAGAGGCACCACTTCTTAATCCTTTTATAAAGGAACCAACAACAACTTCGGTATTACTTACTTGTTGATTTATTGTTAACCTAGTGTAGGTTTGTACATCATACAATCTAAGATTCCACTTAGTTGCAGTTCCACTATATGAAGAATCCTTTAATGTACATGAATATACTCTAGCTTCACCTATTTTAATATCAAGACTATCAGTTTTTAATCTAGCATATAAATCAACTACTTCTCTATATTGAGGTTGTCCTACAAGGTTATTAACAACCAAAAGACTTCCCATGTCAAAGGGTAAATTTGCAGTATCAATTGTTTCAACACTTCTTGGTTTGGGTGAATCAAGAATAGTTGTAGGAGTGGTAGTAACATCATATCCTTTAACATATGCTTTACCACCAGAAACTCTATAGCACATCAAATCTTCTGAAGGTGTTCTTCCTTCTTCTGTTGTTTGATCTTTAAAAAATATACCATTATTACCCAGTCTATCATTTAAAGAATTTTCAGCGTTAATATTAAAAGGATTTACAACATAATTTCCTGACTCATCAAATGTTCTTCCCGCAATCCAATCTTTAATACGATTATATTCAGTTTTATCTACAATAAAAGTATCCTCACCATCTGTTACTCTCAATATCTCAAAGAAATCTGCAATATTATTATCCGATAATAATTTTTTAGTTAAAACTAAATCAATTTTAAATCTATCAGCACCAGGTGCTGCATAATTAGTAAATCCTTTTGCATTGTCATACAAAGAATCATCTTCCTTAGGTCCAACTATAGTTTCATTAACTTGAAATCCTATTCTATATGAAGGACTATTAGTATAAGGATCTAATATTATTGTTTGAGCTTCTACATCTACAAAGGTTCCTCTAATAAAATATACACCAGCAGCTACACTTGCCGCAGATCCAATAGAAGTTGCATCAGAACTTACTAATGTAGCAAAAGCAGTTCCTGCAGCAATTGTAGTATTTCCATATACAATATTTTCAGAACATATTAAAGATTCTCCATCAAGAAAAACCGTTCTTACATTATCCTTACCTGCATTAATATATTTTACATATATTGTTAAATCATCTATGTCACCACCATCTGGTAATTCTATTCTATCAATTGTTCCAGTTACACCAGATGATTCACCTTCTACAACTTTATTAAGAAAACTATTAATATAAACTGAAACATCTGTACCAAATTGACTAGCATTTAATCTAACAGAATTAAAATATTGGTCATATGATGGTGCACCAGGAACTACTATAGATCCCTCTTTAAATATATGACCTCCAAAATCTTTTATTTGATTTTGAAGAATTGATTGTAAATTAGTTAACTCCCTAGCTTGAACTGGAAATCCTGGTTTAAATAAGACCTTATAAAAATTTTTTGCAGGATCAAAATCATCATAATAAGGACTTATATTTAAATCTGTTTTCTGTGCCATGTTACTTTAAAATTCCAGGATGATCTTAATGTCTTCTTTTTGTCTACTATCCCTAGTGACTAACTTTCGATTGTCAATGTATATGACATCACCAGTTGTTTTATTTATCTCTGGATCAGCAAGACCATCGGTAAACTCAACTCCCAAATCTATTTGTTTACTAGTATCTATAGTTGTTGTTATACCACTAAATGAGGTTTGTATCCCTTTATTACCTGATATTGAGGGATCTTGGAATACAAGACCATCACTAGAACCACGGAAAGGTGATGATTTAGAATAAGTAGCAATTCCAGTATAATCTGTTTGATCCAATCTATTTCCAAAATATAATGATCTATCTTGGGTATATTTTAAAACACCTGTTTCTTTATCATAAGATGCTACATACCCCTGTGCTACATCATTAGTAGCTGGATTTGTTTGTGTAAAAGTACTACCTATAGCAGTACCTGTAAGGGCATTTGATTGGGAAGTAGTAAATGTAGAAGGATCAAATTTAATAGCTCCTAATGCTGAGTACTGATTACCAGTAAAAATAGAATCTCTAGAAGAATATGTGGATGGATTCTTAACAATACCAACTTGCGAAAATTTTGTAGCAGTTGGAAAATCTTTTGTAGAATCATCAAATCTAGAATAAACTAATACTCTATCTGCTCCCAATTCTTTATAGATATCATACCCATGCCCTCTTGAAGGGGGAATGATTGGAACCAATTTAGCAGCAGTAAATCCCGATGTTTGAAGAGTTGATAAATCTACAATACCATAAGTATATCCAGTACCACCAGAAGTAACTACTGTTTTAGTAATTACACCAGAAGTAGTTGTAATAGATACCCTACCTCCAGTACCATCACCCAGAATAGGAACAGTAAGAGTAACATTAGGTTGATATCCAGCACCACCATTCTCAATATATACTTGTTTGATTTGATTGAGATTTATTTCAGAATTTCCTGATTCTCTAACACTTTGAATTTGTGAATTAGTAGATGTTGCCCAATCATTAGGTACAACGATATATTCAGTAGAATCAAATTTTATAATATCACTTGGAGAAATTGAGAATAAAAACTTCCAAATATATCCATCATCTCCAGCTGCACTTGGTTCTAAATCAGTAAAAGTTGGTTCATCTTTAGAAGTACCACCCTTTCCATTTGGATTTGCATCCAAAAGTGTTTTATTCTGCCATGCACCAGAAGAACCATTATCAATACAAATATAAACGTTAAAATCACTATTAACTACATAATAATTTGTATCATAAAGTCTCGCTGATTGTGAATTAGGTGATTTTGCATCAATCTTATAATCTTGACGATACATATCATAAGGAGTATTAGCAGTCCATTGAACTTTTCTAATAACCCTTCTAATATTTGTACTATTGATCTTTTTCCCAAAAAGAGCAGCACTTTTATAAAAACCTTCATATTGAAGATTATCTATAGGATCTAATGGTTTATTTGAATCCCAATCAGAAGTTCTACCAAAACCAGGATTTGGATCTGTAGGATTAGATAGTCCTAGAAAGACATAATAAGAATTATTAGTATCTAGTACAGAATCTACAAAATTACCAGCATTTGATATTCTAAATTGATCTGTTACCTGTGCAGACATATTAATAGTTTTTTAGATATTTATAACAGTTAATATAAACGAAGATTTACTCAGCAATAATTGCTCCCGTACCCCTAATTCCTTCATCTCTTCTTGAAATGGTTGGGAATGTAGTTAATCCAGAATCTACAGTAAGGCCACTAACACCAATCGATATTGGATTTGACCTACTAAAGGTTCCAGTTAATTTACCCCAAGAGAAATTACCAATCGGACTTGATTCAGTTCCAGTTGCAGCAAGTCCAGCAACATTAGTATTATGTGCAATATTACATGTAATAATACCTAAATTAGAACTAGTAGTAATTTGTGCAATTCTATAAATGTTATCAACAAATGTTGTACCAATTCCAACTATACCTTTACCAGATTGATAAATTGAACTTAATCCTGTTCCAACAATAGTATTATTGATTGAAATTGGAGAACCAGCACTCAATCCAGTATGAGTTCCACGAGTATGGAATACAACTGCTAAATCAGTTCCAACACCAACCGCAGTACCGATACCAGTAACAATTCCACTAAATCCAGTAGCAACACCAATATTCTTAACTAATTCAGTTTTAAATGTTGGAAGTGCTGCTATAACCTGTGGAGCTGAAGTTAATGTATAACCCAAACCTGGCATTGTAATTGTAGGTGTTCCTGTAAGAGTTCCATTAGTTATAGTAGCAGTTGCTGTTGCGGTAGAACCGACACCAACAGTACCATCTGGTTTAATAAATCCATCGGTGCCTACACCAACTGGTGGTGCAGCAATAGAAATTGAAGTTGTTGCTCCAACATAACCAGATCCACCACTAACAATAGTGAGTCCTGAAATAGTTCCAGCAGCAGATACTGTGGCAGTTAATGCAGCAGCAACTGGAGTTAAACTATTATCAACTATAAATGCATCAAAGTTTGCAGTATATGGTGCATCATAATCAAAGAGATCAATATTTTCTACAAATATTTGACTTGATTCAGAAGATGAGAAATCACTAATAATCTTTGTAGTTGGGAAGATTAATGGTTCAAGTGAACCTCTAGATTTAGAAATAAATTCACCATCAACAATCTTATTGTATTTTTTCTTAGTCCAACTTAAAGATCTAGAAATACCTTCAGTAGTTATTCCTGGTCCAACATATAAATTAGTTTGTATAGTATCAGAACTATCAAGTGAACTAACAGTTCTATCTTTCTGATTTCTAAGATCTCTCAATCCTCCTAACTGAACAAGATCTCCTTTTTCTATAGATGGTTGTATATCAGTAACTAATTCAGTATCTAATTCAGGAGAACCACGATAAAAGAATATTGCAACATCATCTTCAGGTTGAGGTGGTTCTGTGAATACAAAAGTTGAACCTCCATCAAATACATATGAACTTCCTGGTTCTTGAACTACACCATTAATCACAATTAACAATGAATTTGAAAGATTAACATTGAATGTTGAAGTTTCTCCAGCACCAACAGTATCAAAACTCAATATTTCACCACCATATTTTAATTCAAATCTTGTTCTATTTCCATCTTGAAGATTCTTAATATCATCAATATAATCAAATTCTCCAAATTGCCATGATGAGAAATTATCATTAAATGTTTGTATTACAGTAAATTCAGCTTCATTCAGTGGATTAGTTAAATTACGATCTGTTGCCAAACCAACTAATTTAAAGACATCACCACGCCTAAATGCGTATCCATTTCTTTCAATTTCCCACTTAGTAACTCCAAATAAAGTGGATCCCACTCCAACTGTAGATGATGCACCAACTTCAACATTCAATAACAATCCAGTTCCACAATCTGTAGTTGAACCCACATCCAATCTAGAAACTCCAGTTATTCCTAGACCAGCATAAGAAGGTTCAGGGATAACCAACTGTGGGTTAGCATAGTTTGTACCAGCATTACTAATTGCAATGGTTAGAGTTCCACCAGCACCCACTGTAGCAGTAACAGCACCTCCACTGCCTACACTTGATCCAACATTAACAGTAAGTGTATCTGTTGTTTTAGCTGTAATTGCTGTAAGTATTCCAGCAACAGGATCAGTTGCTCTTGGATACGAATGATCAGACTTATGATCATCTTTAGAGCATGTAAAGATTAAAGAATCAGTTCTAAATCCAATATTGCTACTAACAGCAAGACCATGTGCAGGAACGGTTAATACTAAATCACCACTGCTAGGATTATATGAAGCACCAGTTGCAGTATATCCTACACCTGCGAAAGAAGCTGCATAGAAACTAGTAGAAATACCACGAACAAATTTATGTGCAAATGGTATATCTGTTATACCAATAGAAACATTAGAACCAATATATCCTGACCCATAAAAAGCGTCTCCATAGAATGGTATAACATTACCACCACCAACATAGGTATGTGTAATAGTACTAGTTCCAACATTTGTAGTAAATCTATATGTTGGTGACGATCCAACATTAATATTAAATGATGTAGTAGAAGTCACATATACTGCAGTAGTAACACCAGCAATAGGATCACCAACTCTTGGATATTCATGTTCACTTGCATGATCGTCTCTATCACATGTAAATGTAATAGAATAATTATCTAAAGTAATAGTATCACCAGTTGCCATTCCATGAGCAGATGCGAATGTTAACTCCAAAAGTCCTGTTGTAGGAGTATATGTTGCCCCATTAGGTGTTTTTTGATTTCCATTCTCTGCACCACTGGTTACATTAACTGCATTATTATCTGCACTGATGAAACTATGTGCATAATCACCGTTAGTAACTCTAAGAACACTATAATCAAGACTTGTACTACCTAAACCAACTGCTGCTTCTGGGAATATTGTAGTTGTTACTCCTGCATAACCAGATGCACAAGTAAATTCAAGACCAGCTAATTTAACTTGATCAACTATACCTAATTCAAAATTATGATCATTTTGTGTGGTTATCTCTAAAAGACCAGTTGCATTATCATAACTTGCTGTAGTTATGGCATTATTAGACCCTGTAGAAGCAGTCGAAACTAAATTTTTAATAGTTCCACCAACACCAATTTCAACATAAGTCTTATTTCCAACAGTAGGTGCATATCCTAATCCTGGAGTTGATCCAAGAGAAATTATTACACCACCTCTTGGTAACTGATTTTCATTAATATCAGATTCATTAATAACTAGAGTTCCATCGGTAGTTGTTTTAATACCAGTAAATTGAACACTAGTTACACCTGTAGGTGATGTTTGTTCTATTATCTGGAAATTATTTCTTGGATTATTATCAGAGGTTGGTCTTTGATATATGCTATTAATTAATAATAATCCATTACCACCAGTTGTACCCAAACCAACTGTATTTGCTCCACCAACCTTTAAGGTAAATGAACTTTGTATTCCACTAAATTCTGTTGAAATATCATCATAAATTTGATTAGTATCATAATTATTTCTTAAATATACTCTTCCACCAAATTGTGAAGTTGGGAAAGGTAAATTATTTTCTGTTGTAGTAATCTGTGGATTACCTTTAGGTGCTTGTGAGAAATATATATCATCTTCAATAATATTATAAGAACCCTTATAAACTCTAACTGTTGTAGTATTTGTATGGGCAGTTGCGGAAGTACCAACAAATCCTCTTTCAACTTCAACAAGACTTGTTGTTCCAATACCAGTAATAGGTCCAAAAACATCATCACCAGTACCAATATCTTGTATTCTCATATATTCATCATCAATTTTAAGGATATCATTAAGACCTAAAGATGATATTCCACTTAATGAGAATATAGTTGATGTTGTACCAATACCAGTACTACCAAGAACAGATACAATATTATTTTGTAAACTGTGATTTATAGGACTGAAAGCTAATGGAGATTGAATTACATTATCAATAGTAATAAGTGATTTTGTATTGGAAAGACTCATTGAAAGTTTATGAGCATTTCCAGTACCAACACCAACAAATGTAACTCCTGTTCCAGCATTAGCTAATGCTTTAGTTGTTGCAATAAAGAAACTATCTGCATCTTCTCTAATAGCAAAGACATTTGATGGTAGTACATGAACACCTGCTGCACTCTCATATTGCATAGGTGTAGATCCTATACCAATAAATGTTGAATTTGCACTATACACCAATTCCTCACCAGTTCTAAAGAAATGATTATCTATTGTAAATTTACCTGTAACTAAATTAAGAGAATTAGTATCAGAAGGATCAAATGTTTTTCCAAAGATAGGAGTAGTATTAGATTTTAATTTAAAATTAGTTTTATTAACTCTGTCACCATTTATTGCATTATACTGATATAAACCAATTTCTTCTTTTGCTCTTCCATAAATTAAAGGATCTGTTGTAGAAATATTAGCCTCATCAAACAGTTGATATATTCCTAAATTAAGTGATGTTACCTCAACATCTGTACTTGTAAATGCACTATCTGGATAGAATTTTAATTTAACTTCAGTACCATCAAATACACCACCAAAGGTTCCTATACCCGATCTATCATCACTTACTGCAGTACTACCAATAGATAAAAATGGAGATTGTTGAACATAAACATTATCTATATCATGACTCATAAGAACTTGATGAAGTGCTTTTGTTGATCCAACACTAACTTGAACAATAGACCTACATGAATCAAATAATGTAGAAGTTAGTCCAACTACATCAAATGATGCACCTGTATCATTTGAGTAATTAGATTGATATAACGCTGTTCTTTCAGCACCGTTTGGTTGAGTAGGAATTTTAAATCTATAAGTACCTACACCAACAGAAGTTAATCCAAATCCAACAATAGTAGATTTAATTCTTATTTCATCACTTAAATTATTTTCAAAATCTATAGAGAATTCTGACCCATTAATACTACCATCAAATGAACCCATTAAAGTGTCTGATATAGTATCATCTTCTGAATGGGTATCCATATAGAATTGAGAAACATAACTATTAGTTCCATCATGATTTACATATAATTCAACATAATTCATTTCATCAGTTCTTAAATTAATTACCTGATTTCTTACATGGAACGAACTAAATTTTGTTTTATCAACACTAATAATAGATGTTGTTGTTATCCCACTAACAGCAGTCGTAGCAACTCCAACATAACTACTTAAATTTACAAATCCTACAGATTGAGTACCTACACCAGCTATATCACTTTGGTATGTTGTCTTAATTTCTTTAAGATCATAATCAAAATCATATGCGTTAGGTAAAGGAGTAAATCTAAGATATGAATCTCCTAATCCATCACTAGATATAGTAAATCTTCCAAGGCCAGCATCATTTTCATCTGGCATGTATTTGTTTGTTAATAATATTGAATTGGTGCCATCATTAAGGATTGTTACTTCTGATAATTGAGTTCTAGTTTTGGTTAAATTAGAAACTTTATATAATATATTTTGATAAGAAATACCTGGAGATATTTTCTGAATATTTAAAAATTCACTAGGATCACCATCTAAATTTGAAAATTCATTACTTATATCATCAATCAATAAAACTTCATTACTCTTAGCAACAATATAATCACTTAATTTTACACTATCAAATCTTATAAACTTAGATGAAAGTCCAGTCTCACTAAGATCATAAGCAGAATCATAATTATAAACTGTATCAACTCTAGCCTCATTAATGACATCCTGAATAATTACTGTTTGGTCAGTACTTCCAATACCTACACTAACATTCTGACTAACAACTGTATCTGCAAAATTCTTCAATCCACTAGTATGAAGTAAAGAAGATACAGGACTTCTCAATTCTTGGAATTCCTTAGAACTCTTAATAGAATATGAAAGATTTTGATAATAATCATTATCAGGAATTACTTGATCATCCTCACTAAGTTTTCCAATATTATTAGACCATCCAATATCTTTTTTGACAGAAAAATCAACACCATATTGACCAAAATTGTCTGTTAAACTTGCAATTGTAGCAATAGTTCCAGATTCTCTACCCGAAATAATATCACCTACAGATAATTTGTCTCTTCCTAGAATTTTTATAAAATCATTATCAGATTTTGTAATAATTAAATCCAATCTTACAGAATTTCTAATTATTTCTTCTCCAATAATAAAATTATCTGGTACCTGTGTTATTGCGAATTGTGGATACTTATTTTTGTTTATAAGAACACCTATAGAATTTTGATCAGTTACTGCTATTCCAGTGTTAGATGTTATACCAGAATAATCAATAACTACTCTATCATTCAATCCACTAGTATTGTATTCTTTAACTTTACCATATCTGTAACCATTATCTTCACTATTAAATCCAGATCCTTCTGTTCCAAATCCAACAACACCTTCAATATAAACTTCATCATTTACAGCAAAAGGTACAGAATTCCAACTAGATGGTGTATTAATCCAACAAGTAAATATTCCACTATTATTACTCGATATAGTCTTAATACCAATTCCATTAGTATTATTAGTTGTAAACAACTCCACTGGAGTATCTGGAAGTCCACTTGGTAAAGAAACAATTTCAATATTAGCAATAGATGTTCCACCTAGATTAGCTTTTAATAATCCTCTATCAATTTTTTCTCTAGTAGTTGAATTAATCATTACCACATTGGGTGGTTCTATATAATCAAATCCACCATCAGTAACTGTAATAATACCAATAGTATTAGAATCCTTAATAACTATGGTTGGTGAAATATATGCAAATGGTCTTAAAGTATTATCTACAGAATATTCAAACCCTTCATTAATAATTCTAATTTTACCAATATTACCAACTTCAGTTGATTCTGCTGTAACATAAGCTCCACTTCCTTCAGTTGAAGATGTTCCTACAAAAGTAGGTATTTTTTTATATCCACTACCAGTAGATACAATACTTACACCATCAATACCACCTTTTGTATTAAGTGAATCTGTACTATATGTGATCGATTCACATTGAGATGAAGTGTATGTTAAACTTTCGGGATATTCATTCAATGATAAAGAGAATGTGGTATCACCAACACCAGAAAGTGTATATGTCGAATTATATAAACTATCAACAAATTTAATTTCTGAACCATTTTTTACCGATGCATCTGCAGTACTAATAAATCCAGATTTCTCAAGTGCATAATACAATACTTCTGGCATACTACTATTATAAGAAATAGTAGTTTTTGCTGTGGTTGCAACACCTACTACTGCTTCATTAGATACATTAAATGTTGTAGATGCAGTAGAAACAAATTCATTTTTAAACTCTTTATCATAATATAATTTAAACTTATAATCTTGTAAAGAAGAATGAGTTAGATCAAATACTAAACTATTAGTCTTAACTACATTAATTTGAGGATTAATTTTATAAAGTCTATGTGTAACTGCTGGATCTGATGTCCATCTTACAATATTAGGAGGATTAAGTGTAGAATCAATATAAGTCTCGCATAAATGGATAGTATCACTATCAACAACATATACAAAATATTCACCCCCAGATAACCCTGTAGGATAAGTTGAACCTATAGCTAAATCATAATATACCTTATCTCCAGTTACAAACTTATGACCTGCAATTGTAAAGGTATCAGTAGTACTTGAAATACCAGCTTGTGCAATTCTAAATGGATCTGTAAGAATATATCCATTAGAAGTATCTCTAGTAACTACAACTGAACTAGCAGTTCCAACTCCGACAGAAAGATTTGGTTTAATATCTAAGGTAACAATATCCTTTTCATTTAAATTATGATAAGTTGATACAGAAACAGTAGTATCTAATTTTTGTACTTTTCCAGTTTCTTGTGTTGGGTTACTTTCTAAAGAATATAAATCACTATTTTGTCCACCAGCACGGAAAAATACATTTTGGAAATCTGTACTTGTAGTTCCTATACCAGTTTTAATACCGATTGTGTTTGGACTTAAATTGGAAACATAAAGAGTGGTGGGTAAATTATATTGAGCAGAAGTAGAAGTATCTGATATTGCAATTTGAGTACCAGCATTTGTTAATGTTACTTGTTCATTTTGAATAAACTTATGTTGTGGTGCATAAATTGCCTGTGTTGGAATATCATTTGTAATTTGACTGTCACCAAATTGATAAGTTACTGTAGATGATATTCCACTTAAAGTTCCAAATCCAACATTTTTTGTAGGATTAAAATAGAATTTATTAACTAATTCAGAATCAAAATATGGTACTGATTTATTAATAGTAAATGAATTAGAAACAAAATGTAAAAGAGTTGATGCAGTATGTGCAGTTCCTGCACTACTTCTTCCAATTCTTAATACTTGCTCACCTTCGTACATATTTAATACTTGTACAGTTTCAGATCCTATGTTTATTGAACTTCCAATAGAAATATTATTCGGAATATATGAAACATATATTTCTGTAGTAATTCCACCAGATGAAGCTGGTAACATTGGTTGTATCAATGAAGATGTAATAGAGGTAATCCCAATAGAATAATGACCATTCAAATCTGACAACTCTGTAGATAATCCAGAAATAACTATATTATCTCTATTTGTCCAATCATGTTTTGGTAATATTGTTATCTTTTGTCTTCCATCACTACTCCAAGTAAATATTGCATTATTATAAGTTGATGCAGCAGTACTTACATTTACTATATCCTTACCTTTCAATGAAGAAATTCTAGCAGCAAAACCACTACCTTGAGTACCATCATTATCAAATGTTAGATTATCATTTATCTTATAATTATCACCTGAATCGATAATATTCAACTTAAGAATAGAACCTGTTGTAACAGACTCTACTTCAACTTTTTGATTATCTATTTCATTAGACTCTATAATAAAATCATTATCTACAAATTTTTCAGCAACCCTATATGGGAATGTATTTCTTACTAAATCAGAATTTTTAAAATCAAAATCTTGTGTTACATTCTGATCAACTAATGAAGATCTATAACAATCTCCAACAAAGTAAGGAAATACTGGTTCACTAGTTCCAGAACCAACAGATCCTATTGTTGCAAAATATGCATATGTACCTTCAGGGAATTCTGGAGTTTTACCAAACCTACCGTTGTTTATATCTAAATCACCATTATTAGTAAACTTATAGTCTTCTATAAAATAACCATTATCAAAACCTGCAGGTCTATCAGTTACATTAGATACATCTAACTCATATCCAGAAATTAAGCGTCTTGCATCAACAGTTTCATCTGGATTACCGTATCCATATGGGCCATATATTGGATTTCCATCATATGCCCATCCAATAATTTTAGAAGCAACAGTAGATGTAGAAATACCAGATGCTTTTTCACCAAAAGAATGTCTGATAGTGTTCCCATATCCACAAACATTATAAGTTAAATTATCTCCACTTTGCGTCAATATTTCATCACTATTATATTTTTTACTTAAATCAATAGTTAATGGTCTAACATTACAATCTATAAAGGCATTCTTTCCTGCTGTAATGACTTGTATTGAAGTATCCGTACTCGAATATCCTATTCCAGTTTTAACGACTGTAACGCCTACTATCCTCTGATCAGAGATAATTGGTCTTAATTCGGCACCAGATCCAAATCCAGAAGAATCAACAACTTTAATAGTTGGAACAGAATAATATTCACTACCACCATATTGAAGATTAACTCCTGTAATTTTTCCATTTACAATAATTGGGCCTAATGAACATTGTTTACCATTTTTTATAGTTACTATTGGTTTATTATGGAAGTTTAATGTAGTACTACCATATCCAGTTCCTGCATTATACAAATATGAATCAATAATAGAACCTCTAACTACAGGAGTTAGATTTATCTCTTTAACTAATTGAGTAGTGGTACCCAATCCAACTGGAGCATATTTTACGGTAACAGATATATCTGGAAATGCAAAATTCTGATATCCAGATCCAGTAGTTTTAATATCAACAAATTTTTCTTTTTCAAAATTAGAAGTTATTGTTCCACCTATTCCAGCATCTGAAAGTTTAAATTTATCATTATCTACTTTAAATACACTATAATAATTTGTTGTTGTTACTATACCAGTACTTGTGGTCAATCCTGAAATAGATCCACTACTATCATCATGCGTATATACTACATGATCACCATGATCAAAACCATGATTCTTAAATGTAATATTATCATATACTGTAGAAATTCCAGATGGTGAAACTTTTAATTTTCTATTGGTAAATAAACCTCCATCTGCAACATTAATACTAGATAATGTTCTTTCTGTAGGAAGAGTTACAAATTTATGTACACCACTACAATTAGTTCCATTAAGTGTTATTGTATCAATTCCAACAATAGAATCGTCAGCAGATCCAAATAGTTGAATGGTATTAGTATTAAGAACATTTGCATAATAATTTGCATTACTGACTAATGTAGAAGTTCCTACACCAACTCCAAGACCATCTTGCCCATCAGAAATATAAATTATTTCTTGATGATTTGTAAATCCATGATCATTTAAAAAAGTAATAGTATTGGTAATACTACTAATACCACCACCAGATACTTCCAATTGTGCATTAAATTCAACATCTCTAGTTTTTGAAATAATTTGTGGTTCTAAAATAGCATTACCATTACCACCAACAACATCTACAGATAATACATCTCTAATATTAAAGTTTTGAGGATCTACAATAACCTGTTCAATAGATCCAGCAATAACTGGTTGAATTAAAGCAGTGGTACCAGTACCAGTACTGACAGATAATTGTGGAAGATTTATTACATCATAATCATCACCTGTATCTAAAACTTCTACTGATTCTAAAGGTCCATAATATATTTTATCATTTGACTTATAATTAATAATTTCTACACCATTAATTAACATTCCTATGGTTCCAGGAAGTGTTTTAGTTTGTTTTCCAGATTTAATGTCTGGATTAAATGGGAACTTCTTAAATGAATTCTGTGGCCCAATTAATTTGGATTTCTGAGACAATAAGGTAAAACTATGACCAGTCTCCGTAATTGAACCAGATGATGTTTCTAATTTAATATAATTATCAGTATTAACAGTTGCTCTTGAACTATAAAGTCTTATTGTTTTTTTATCACTAGAATCACTAGCAATACCAACAAAATATGTGCCACCATTCTGCAATCCAATGTATGGATCATTAGCGGAACTATAAGAAACCTCATCACCATTAATAAATGGTACTGCACTATTAAAATATAATCCACCATATTTAAAATAGGTGTTTATTCCTGCAGTTGTAGTTACTTTACTTAAAGTAGGATTAATAACAGAAAGTACATTTACTTTTATAGGATATGTAAATGTATCAGTAATTCCAGTTCCTACAATTGCTCCTGATGGTAAAGAATTGGATGCTATATAAAATTCTTCATTTTTATCATCAACATAAAGATTTTGCACATCAGAAACAAGATGTGATGCTGATAAAGATGCACCAATACTAATAGGTGAATTTAATTTTCTTCTAATATCATATTGACCACTAGCTGCACTAGATAAACCAAGAGTAACATTATTTGTCTTAGTAATCCACCACTTAGTAGCGTCTAATGATGGTGCAGTAACTTTACCAGTGTCAAGAATATTATTTGAGGATCTATTAAATAAATCTACAGTATCACCCTTCTTTAAACTAGATCTATCAACAATTTGATACAAGGGAAGATCTGATGGATCAAAATCAGTAACAGTAGCTTCATCATTTACTTGATATCTTGCACTTGTATTATAAATCCAAGAATTTGCAAATATTTCTTTATTCGTTCTATTTTCTGCTGGATTTTCTATTAAATCTCCAAGATTATTAACAGCAATAATTTGACCTGCATCCACATCAACATATTTGGAAATCTGATCAAATTCTGATAGTACACCATTAAGCCTTAATTCTACTTTCTTAGTAATATCACCATTTTCATATCCAAAGTAAATTTCATCATTTCTTATAACATCTGTAGGATTTATTTGATCATCAATTCCTGTACATCCATAAAATTGATTAACACTTTTGCTAGTATAGTTAATATTAGTGTTAATTCCTGATATAATAGTTCCAGTAGTACCAAATCCTACTGTAGAATCAACAGTAATAACAGAACTTCCTGCACCAACCGTGGTTATAACCTTTGATGATGGTGTTATTTTAAAATTACCTTGAATTGCTGGTGTAGAATCATCATAACCAACAAAAAATGATACTTTATGGAATTCTACTGGTTGACTTGAAGCAGAACTTACCCTTGTAAATACTTCTATTTCGGAAATAGAAGCATTAGTATCTAAATCATCTGCTTTATATAAGGTTTGACCTACTAATTTTGAAATATCTCCTGAAATTACATTTGCAATTGCAACCTGTCTTCTTACATAATCAGCAGCTGAAGGTTTAATTAAGTATTCTTCCAGATTTATTATCTTTGGTTCTTCACCATATAGTGCATTAAATAGAATTCTAAAGGATTCATCAGTTCCTTTTGATTCATATAGAGTTCTGGCTTCCTTTATAAAGTTACCAACATCTAAATCTGAGTCAAAATCAGCGTCTTCTAACCCTGGTGTGAAAGTAAATTTCTGTTTTTTATAAAATTCCTGAAGAAATAATGAACTTAAATTCTGAATATTTGAATTTGTAGTATGACTTGATATTCCAGATGAAGAAAATACTAATTCTTCATCTCTTAAAGCAGTTCTATATGAAGTAATTCCACTAAAACCACGAATACAACCAGTAAAACTGGTTAAATTTGTTCCAATTCCAGTATATGTTATGATTTCATCATCAATTTTTAACAATCCATACTGTTCTGGAAATCCCTTTGTGCTAGAAACATCAATTGTAGTCGATGTAGTGCTTATTCCAGCAGAAAGAGTCGTAAATCCAACGACAACTTCGGGAATTAAATTATCTAACTTCAAATATTGATCAAGATTATCAGTAATATCAACAGGCCCACCTTGATATTCTTGAGAAATGTAGTATTGCTTTAAAAATTCTACAAATTTAGGATTTTCACTTAATACAAATTCAGGTATTTGATTATCAATAATTTGTTGAATCTTTACTCTTGATTCAAAACCAGTCTGTATCATATTATTATACTCGTATTAATTGTCCGTTTAAATAACTTGATGTATAGAAATCTTTAACAAAGGTTGTTCCAGTTATTTCGTCACCAGAACTAATCACATCCCTAACGATATTTATTTTACTTTTTTCAACGCTAAAATTCAGATAAAGTTCACGCAAGCCAACAACATCATTTGACTCTGGAATAGCTTGAATTTCAACAATTCCTGTTCCATCAACTGTAGATGTTATATTTGTCGTAGAAATAAGAATTTCTCCCTTAATATAATCAACAGTTCCTGCAGATTTACTTACAACATTGTAAGATCCATCATTTAAGACTTCTACAAACGCAATAACACCCGTTCTAAGGTTAAAATCTGGTGTATCTGTCATATAAACAGGTCTTGAATTTCCAGGAACATAAAAACCAGTTGATTTTATGTTAAATCCTTCAAAATTTACATGAAATCTGTTTCCATAGCATAATTCATACTGTGCAAATTGATTTATAGCACATTTTAAGTTTCTTCTAATGATAACTTTAGTGATATTTGATGTAATTGCGACATGAGTGTTGTCAATTATACTTTGTAATTTACTATATTTGAATCTACCACCAAATTTGTTAACTTCTAATGAATTTGCGTAAGATGTAAGTGAATTAGAAACTAATGAATTCAAAGAATTAGCATTTGTGACCCTAGAATCGTTATAATAGACCGAAGAATCAATTTCTACATATAAAATCTTAAGATCTTCTAATTTTTGGTTAATTCCTGATACTGTATATTGCTTTAATTGTGATAATATTCTAGATTTGTTGAATCCAGAGACAAAATACCCATTTTTTGGTTTAATACTTATAATTACATTACCAAATTGAGGTGGATCCATCTCTTCACCACCTACAACAGCTACAGATTCAGTATCTGGGTAGATTTTTTTAACAATTGCTTCATAATCTCGTGGAGTAACTGCTCTATATTGCGAAGAATAAGTTCTGGGAGCAAAATATTTGATAGAATCCACAGATTCTATATCAGATCCGTTTTGAGAAGTTGAATCTGTTGTTACCTCAGGTAATTCTCTTAATTGTTTGGTTATAATAGTAGAATTTGATGTACTATCTCCAGTAATTCTTCCCGAATATGAAAAAGTATTACCTCTACCTATACCATTACCATCTTTTCCATTAGTAATAATGTAATTTACTGTAATTACAGTGCTATCTTCTAATTTTTTACCAAAAAAACCATCTCCGAATAACAATTCATATTGTTCATCCTGTATTTCTTGTATTAAATAAATTTCTGATGTAGAATTTATATTTAAGATATTATCAACTATTGAATATTCTGTACCCAGAGAACCCGAAGGATTAACATCATTAGGCCCATTAACATAAACTTTTACTGTAGATGTATCAATATTTGCATTATTTAAAATGAATCGTTGATCTAATGATCCATCCACTACAAATTGTTTTGATAAGAAAGTACCTTCTTTTATTTCAATATTATTATATTGTGCAATCCATCCTTCCCCTATTGCAGGATTATTAGGATCAGCTCCATTAAAAACTGCTGGTGCCGATATATTTTCTGTTGTAGAGAATAGGTAAGAACTATCGTTAGTATTACCAACACACACTAGGCCTGGTTTTAAAGTCGCCGTTTTGGTATTAGTTGGTATATCTACTGTAAACGATACTCGTGCCGTTGCTGCTGTTTTTGAGCGTGGTACGTATCCTATATTTCTTGCTAGTGAGACTACATTTTCTCTGAGTGTGGCAGAGTCCAGAAAAGACTCATTCACAACCATGTTTGAGTTGAATGCAGTAATATATGTGTTATATGCTAATGTATCAATTAAAATAGAAAAATTAGACCCCTCAAAGTCAAAATCCGTGAAGTTAGAATTAGCACGGAGATAGTCTTTGATTGAGGTCTTTATCTGATCAAAGTCAAGATTTTGAAATTTAGTAAAAGGCATGTTATCTTGTTGCCTCTAAGAGGAATGAATATTCTTGAGTAGGAAACTCTTGTCCTATGATGTCATAAATTACCGTTACATTAAATGTATTATTATCTGGTTGAGGATCAACTAAGACTCGTACATTTGATATTCTTGGTTCATAGTCATCTAATGATATTTGAATTTGGCTCCGAATCGTAGAAGCAGTACCAAAGTCAACAAAATTAAATAAACTCTTATAAACATCTGATCCAAAGTATGGACTAAAGAACTTTTCGCTTGGTATTGTTTGGACTATATTCCTTACAGATTTACGAATTGCATCTTGATTAGTCAAGACTTTTAAATCTTTTGATACTGGATGCGGTTCAAAGGATAAACTAATATCTTTAAATGATCGTGATATCCTTGTAATTGCCATTGGACAGAGTTTTTATTTATTTATACCCAGTTCCTAATATTTATCTACCTTGCCCTTTATATCTTTTACGAGCCGAGTTACGAGAGGTCGCCGCATATTTTGTATGTTTGCCTCTTCCTTGTCGAGTCTTCTTCGGCGGTGACTGTATAAAATCTCCACCACTAATACCACTAGTTGCTTTAGCCATTAATTGTCCTCATAAATTTCAGTTTTAATTGTGTCAGGATGTGGAGAACCTGTCTGGTAGAATTCCAGTGCAAAGTCCTCCATTCTGTGAAAGTATTCTATCTGTCCTAATCCAGTGAATACTTCCTTACCATCGATGATGATCTTATATAACTCTGGTTTTTTCATGACCCACTCTTACACGAGGATCGCACCAGATTTCGAAACCTGCGTCCTTTGCATCAAGACAGAAAGAAACATCTTCTCCACACATGTCTTGTACTTCGCCACTTTCGAAAACTTGCATCTTGGGTGCGAACCATGGGTAAGGTAGTCCTTCATGTTCGAATACTCCTTTCTTAATTAGAAGCCAACCGAAACCTGTATAGTCTACTGTAAAAGGCTTCTTACGCTTGGATATACTTTCGATGGTTTCGTGATTCATCACTCCACCGTTGTTACGAAAATCATCCTCTTCTAACCAGTGTGCTACAGAGGTTGTCTTACCATCTTCGGTACAATACCATCCTGCTGCAATATCCTGTTCCATAAGAATTAATTGCCAGAACTTCTCAGTATTAAAAACAATATCAGAGTCAATCCATAATTGCCAATCATACTTTAACTTTCCGTCCCATGGAAGTTGGTTTGGTCCTCTGAGAACATTTGCACCAAGACACTTACATCTTGCAAAGTTCACCATAGAACTGTAATCTTGTGATATCTGTATGCTTGCTCCTGCCTGTACTAAATCAAATGATAGTTGTACAAAAGTTTTAAGGAATTGGTATGAAACACCTCTACCAGGTAAACAGAAAACAACTGATTTTCCTCTTACCAATTCTCTTGCTTTATCATAGTCCCATTCCTGTGGGGCATTTCCTGATGTTTTCGGTGTTTTAGCTTTCACCGTAAATCCTTTAGCCATAATCGAATTCGCTTTTATTGAATACTATAGTATGCATATCATACTCCATTATATAGTAATTGTCAATAAGATCCCTCTGTTATTAATTCTCTTTGTTCTGTATAGTTTACCGTAATTTCTTCGTAAGATAACTCGGAATTATATTCCTTATTAAGTAGTTCCCATATGAGGTTGAAGTGCTCCTCACTTAATTCTTTGAATATACAACGATGCTTGAAATATATGTGATACTCTTTCATTCTTTTTCCTGAATCATTAACTCATCTCCATCAACGACCCATTGTAGTTCTGTGTCCTCGTACCAGCCGTACTCATTCATAATCTCTTCTGGAATGTTTATATGATATCTATCAGTCACTGGATCGATCTCTATGGTGCTAAAAATTTCCTCAAAATTTTTTTTCATATTTGTGAAACCCTACATTGCTTTTATATAGCGAAAAAAATTCTTATATATCGATAGAAATATAGCTGCCTTCCGTAACACTTTGTAGGTTAGGGTAGTTACGCAATTTTAATATAAGGGGGGCACAACGCCCCCCACTGTCCAAATTACGAACGACTGCTTACCGTGCAACTGCAAATGCCCCATTGTTAAAATTCGCATAAGCAAATGCCCGTCTGTTAACCAGTTTGAAATATCCAAAGCGACTGACCATGACATATCCCTCACCCTGAATCGGTTCGGGGTCTCCCATCACACATGTCTGAAAGTCTGACTCGTCTTTGCAACTCTGCAACGCTGCCAACTTAATCTCATTTACTGTATGCCAGAATTCGATCAGTGACGCATCACATAAACCCGCCCATGCGAACGCATCGGAGTCGATCTC